GGTACTATCTCAGCCATCATTCTCCTCCAGCATTGCATCAGCCAATAACGCTTTGTCGGTTCCGGCTCCCGACTGCGTGTAATTTACACCAGCTAGCTCTTCTATGGATGGAATCTTTCCTAGATCTTTCCTCATCCTGAACTTCTCGAAGGCCTGTAGAACTTCCTTCAGAGCGACATCGCTCTGACGCATTTCGTTCTCAGCTGCCGTAATAACGTCCATGTAGTTCTTCATCATCTTAGAGTGAAGAATGGATGCGGGCTGCCTTTCGATCTCAAGAACCTTCATGAAAGCTACGTCTCTCATACGGCGTGCAACAACACCCGTATTGATATTCGGGGGTGGCCCTGACATTCCTGCCAGCCAGGGCACGACCATGTTCTGTACATCAGGAGAGGCAGTAAGGGTAGTGATGCGTTCATAAGCACCAGGCTTATGGTCCATGAAGGATACCCACTCAGCCATGGAGAGTAGACGACGATTCCAGAAGTAATGCTGGAATGCAGACACACCATCCACAGTCAAGGCAGTGCCATGATACTTATTGAGAGCCGCTATGATCTCTTCGAATCGCATAGCAGATAAGATCATCTGCTCAGTGTGCTCTCTGAGACGAGCGTCTCCTAGTATCCTGAAGGCTTCATGAACCGCAGGGGTAGGGAACCACAGATCTTTGATGTTCTGCTTACGCAGATAGTCCATCGTGATCTGATAGTTCTCTGGGTCTCTTTCTGGAGAGATAACCCACGGGTCTGGGAATGGCTCCATCTTTTCCTGGATCTCTTCCAGATAGCGCCTACCTAGAGACGCCATCTGGTGATCTTCCAGAATAGCCATGAGCGTACCTACATCATGCTCCCTCTTACTAATTAAGAATCTAATGAAGTATTCCGCAGGACTGCGCTTTGGGTCTGCCACGATGCCCCCATTACTGCTTAAGCTTGTGGAGCAGCGTCTAGTGTCTTCAAACCATCAACGACCTTATCCAGATGCACAAGTGCACGCTGTAGAGCTCCCTCATTCACTGTGTGTAGCCCCATACGAGTAGCTACCAACAGCTCTGCCAACTTACGTATGACCGTCTCAAACTCTGGGATGTACCCAGCAAAGATCGATACGTTCTCTGGATTGATGAACCCTACCGACAGTACCTTGTCTACTGCCATCGGGTCCTCAAGCAGGGCCGCTTCCTTGAGTAGGTAAGCTCTGATCTGAGGCAGCTTACTAGTGTGAGCTACAGCAGCTGTCTTAGCTGTTGCATACCGCTCACTCATCAGCATCACAGGCTTAGCTGTGAACCACATCTCTTGGCTAGCCCTCTTCCGCATACCATCCAGGTCCTTAGAGAATTGGATTGGATCTTGTCCTAGGCATGCTCCCAAGAAGACAGCGTCATCCCTGTCCAAGAACTCGGTAGCAGTTACGCTAGCGATCTTATCTATGGGCTGACCCTCCAAGGTATAAGTAACACCGTCAGTGATTATACGTACGGCATTAGGTAAGGCACGAGCCTGACCAACCTTGGTGAATTCATCTGGTGAAGAGGCTAGATCAATGGGTTGATTGAAGGAGATGAAGCCACACTCTTCTGGTATACCGTAGTGTCCAGCATCAATCATCGTAGGCATCTTCAGTCCAGGTACCTTGGTGATTACGATCTTCTCACCAAGAGTTGTATCGCAGTGGAACCCAACACCTTCTGGTGTGTCCTCACATGCAGTGACATTGACTGGTGTCATTGCAATGGCTCCCTCAGGAGTCGCGTGATAGAAGCAGCCGAAGCCCTCAGGATCTACGTCGATCAGATCTGTAGACTTAGTGATGGGTACACCAGCAATGTTCTCCTGTACAGCAGACTCACTGCCATTTGTGAAGAGAGCCATTGGCATAAGTGTGCCATCAAAGTCCATGATCTTTGGGAATACCCAACCAACAAGCTCACGGTTCTCGTTCTGAGTCTTGACCTTGTACATGCCAAACTTGCTGACCACTTCGATCACAAGGTCAGTCATAGTCTCCTTCACTGCAGGTTGAGTAGTGATGGTAGTCGTACCATCAGCCTCAATCTTAGAGACCATATCTCCACCCATAGCACCCACAGCTGCTGGCCGTGGAATATCCTGGGCATCTGGGATGAACGCATCCGTGTTTGCTGTCTTGATCCTAAAGCCACCATCAATCTTACGGAACTGAATGACGTTAGGAACTATGGCTCCTGCAATCTTGCGCAGGTAGTCCTCTCCAGTCATTACGTTTCCTGAAGCAACCTTCGTCAGCTTCTTGATGCAACCCATGGCTGCAGCATTCTTGGACAGTGCGCCCACCAGACTGTAAGCCTCGGCAGTATCTCCACCAACCTTGCTGAGTACCTCATTAGCTTGGTCCCTAGTAATGGTTGGAAGGATGGCATCGAACAGCGTCTCTGCCTGTACGCTACCTTCCTTGCCTATACCACCAGCCGCACCTACGTCAGCCATCATAGGACCACGAGCACCACCGTACTGCCTGTGTGGTGGGTACAGCTGCTCGATAAGAGAGATGTCACCAGGACGTTCCCTGATGGCCTCAAATAGGTTGGGACGGAAGAGTGCCTTACGAAGTCTATCTTCGGTGAGTGGCTCTACCTTGCCATCATAGATCAAGACATCCATGGGCTTGAGCTTGCCGTCCTGGATGATGATAGGTACGAGGGCTTTCTGTCTTCCTTTCAACCCAGCCGGGGTATCATCGTCCCGTGGATTGATAGCCATCTTGTTGAGGAGCTCAACCTGGCCCAGACCATAGCGCCTATCAGAATCCACCACCCTAAGGACTACCTTAGGTGAGTACTCACTAGCATAAGGGACTTGGTGGTAGAGCTCGTCAAGAATCTGCTGAGGCCAATCATTGGCGTCCTCGCTTAGCATGCACTCCATGCCTAGCTTCTCGAGTTGAATTGGGGAATGATCTAAAAAGAGATCCATGGTTGCTCCTCTTACGTAATCGTACTAATGACCGGGCCCGCACCATTGGCACCGGAGATCAAAGAACTACTCATAATGTGTGAGATGACTGCCTTGGCAATAGCATCAGAGATTACACGTGCCATCGGGTCCTTCATGAACTCAGGTACCATCACAGGCGGACTCACAGTAGTGATAGACGTACCATCCCCATTATCCGAAGTGCTCACTGTAGCCTTGGGGGATTCCCCAATGGGTACAGAGATCAACAACGAATGGATGGATTCTGAAAGTAATGATGGGTCTAGAGGCATGATCTATTTCATGTAAACTTTTTTAGCTAAGATGCTTGAGAGTGTAGCCACCTGTATCGGTGGACCACCTGACGGTGGATGGGTGTGCGTCATTAGCCATTGTATCAACTGTAACCCAAGAACAGCTGGCTCGGAAGCATCTGCTGAGCCTAATTTCACAGAAGTAGCATCAATTACTTTGATCTTCTTCCAAGTCTCCGTACTTCCTTCGTCTCCTTGGATGCTGTGTGGACCTGTGATTACTTCAGTCAGAGAACCATCGACTGTCAACGTACGATCTTCTTTTACGTAGATAGTCTGTGCTCCCTCCACATCCAGGTTATCCGTACCATTGATCCGTATCTTACGGTCAGCCTGTATTGTCTCAGTGGTGCCGTCTTTACCAATACGTAGAACGTAGAGTGGACTTGTTACCGTACCATCTCTAGGGTCTATGTTGTCTGGAGCAATAGCCACTTCCAGGAAAGCCTCAGCTCCACTAGGTAACACAGGCTCCTTGAGTAAAGAGCCCACGCTTACCCTGATAGAAGCCATCTTGTCTTGAGCGAACTCTCTGGCTATCAGAGAGAACTCGGTTGGGGCGTTAGCTTGTGGTGTAGTTTCAGATGGATGCACCACCCAGCTCATCGACCCAGCAGCAGTGTTCAGCTCATAGTTCTCGCAGAAATCACGGATGTAGTTGCCTACGGGTATATACGCACGCTGACAAATATTCGTAGACCCTATCTGTAGAACCCCACCCCTTCGAAGGACCAGAAAATTCTCATCCCTACCTTGAAGCAAGATGTCACCTGGATTGAGCACTGGTCTGTTGGCTCGATAGCTGGCGTCAGTTCTTGCCTGCTCGGTGGTACCTGTAGATGTAGAGGTCTTCACTGCAGGTGGTGGCACTGAGGCGTCTGTACTTCCGGCTTCGGCAGGAGCTGCTTCTGGTGCTGTCAGGAACCCCATTACGAAGGGAGACTCATCATCGGAGGGCCAGCACAACACACATATGGCACCTGGTTCAGGCAGGCAACAGAACCCTTCGCCATTATTGTAGTGCACGTATGGGGTCATCATCTGTACCCCAGCCACCTGCTTACCTGTGTGCTGAGATACCCAATCGAGTGTCATGTTCTGTGCGTTGACGCTGGCTACCACACCAGTCTCACAGACGAAGCCTCTATTGCCTGTCTTGGCTGCCGAGTTCTTGAATGATGCGCTCACAATATCCTCGGCGTGGAAGCCGCCCCCTTTAGGAGGCGGAGGAAACGCCGTCCGGCTCTTGGTTGCATTCCTGACCTTAGAGTAGTAGTATCTAAGGCGTGAAACTGGTTGCCGTTGCCAAATTGCTTCCGACTCCCGAGCAGTCCGCTGCTCTGCTGGAGACGCTTGAGCGCGTGAACGAGGCGTGCGGCTGGCTTGCCGAACGAGCTTTCGAGCTGAAGAGCGCCGACAAGCTCAAGCTGCAAGGGCTGTACTACCGAGACCTGCGCGAGAAGTTCGAGCTGTCCTCGCAGATGGCGGTGCGGGCGATCTCCAAGGTGGTCGAGGCGTACAAGCGGGACCGTACCCGCCAGCCCGCCTTCAGACCCCACGGTGCCATCGCCTACGACCAGAGGATCATGAGCTTCAAGGCGATGGACCGCGTGTCGCTGCTGACCATCTCGGGCCGCATTCTCGTTCCCTACGTGGCCGGAGGGTACCACCGCGCTCGGCTCGAAGGCGTGCGAGGGCAGTCCGACCTTGTTCTCCGCAAGGGCAAGTGGTTCCTCTATGTGACCGTTGAGGTACCCGACGGTTCCCCTATTGACCCCGAAGGCTGGCTTGGTGTCGATCTTGGAATCCGCAACCTCGCAGTCGACTCCGATGGTGAGACCCACAGCGGCGCCGCTGTGGAAGCCACCCGCCAGCGCCACCAACGTCTCCGCAACATGCTCCAACCCATCGGAACCAAGTCGGCGAAACGCCACCTCAAAAAACTCTCGGGCAAGGAGGCCCGCTTCCGCTCCCACACCAACCACGTGATCTCGAAACACATCGTCGCCAAGGCTAAAGGCACCGGGAGAGGGATTGCCGTCGAAGACTTGACGGGAATTCGCGACCGGGTAACTGTCAGAAAAGACGAGCGAGCGATGCACTCGGGATGGGCGTTTTTTCAGTTGCGTGCGTTCCTCAGCTACAAGTCCGCCATCGCCGGCGTCAAACTCGTGGCCGTGGACCCTCGCAACACCTCTCGGACTTGCCCAGCGTGCGGCTACATCGACAAAGCCAACCGCAAGAGTCAGTCCGAGTTTGCTTGCAAGTCGTGCGACTTCGTTGACCATGCCGATCATGTCGGTGCGGTCAACATCGCACGCAGGACTGTTGTAAATCAGCCTATCGTCTCGAATTATTGTGATGGAAAACATTCGTGTTTGTCTGTCTCTGTTCAGGGGCAAAGCTGCCTGCTTTAGCTGGCAGTTCATTTACTAGTATTCTCCTGGCTTTCCCTTACCGATCTCAGCACCGTATACAATAGTGTCTGGATTGGAATTAGCCACAAGAGTGCACCAATGTACTAGCTCGGATACTGACATAGAGTGCTTCATAAAATTGATCTTAGTGTGGACCCACTGTACGTTGCCGGGCACGTAGCCTACATCATTCTTAATCCTATCGAGAGATGCAGTAGAAAGATCACGCTCCACGTAGCTTGGATTCAAAACGAGGGGTACGCCTGTCAGGGCACACCTCTTTTTTTGCTTGAGAAACAGCTTCCACGCGTCTTGGATCGTTATGGTTAGCTTATGTCCTCTACGTTTGGCACTGTTCACTATATTACGCCACTTGGTTCCGGACAGGTCACCTACTCCGTTATAGAAGTGGCTTCGTAGTCCTCTTTTGGCACAACCACACGACTTAGGTATCCCTCTAACACCCCTCTGAGCACGCAACAACTCAGACGTTTCTCGCCTCACCTCAGTACCACAGGCACACCTACACAACCACACAACATTTCCTCTAGCCGACCTATCAGACGTAGCTGTTACTGCAGTCAGCAGATCAAAGGTCTTACCAGTGAGATCCTTAGTCCTCCTGTCCATGCTAGTATCCGACCTTTCCTTCTGGACTCTTACCTATTTCCGCCCCATAGACAATCGCTGGGATAGGATGTTGACTGTGGATGCTACTTGTCCAGCCACGCTGAGCTGCATCTATGATCGTTTCAGATAAGTTCTCGTGGTTCAGCTTTGCAATCCAGTCTTCCTGCATCTCAAGAGGCAATACGTTGACACCTTTGAGTATAGGCTCATGAATGATCGGACGAGAGCCCTTAGGCATAGTTCTGTTTATGTTGGAGACGTGTGCTGTGGAGGCGAAGTCACCACGAATGAGACCATCTGCAGACCCTGGATCTTTGATCTTAGTGAGGTTCGTCAAGGCTTTGACCACAACCTCATGGTTCCTTCTTCGAATACCAGAGCCAGCGTATGCACTGTGCAGTTCACTGGCCAGGTGTAGCTGAACAGGCTCTATACCTGTCAATGCCAGCATCTCGTGCGGATTCACGAGGCCTTCTGATAGAGGGCTACCCTTCTTGACTTCCATACCCACCTTCAATGGCTGGCCACCATAGGTAGGGGTACCTAAGGAGTGTGGGATGTAGTGGACGTGCCCTTCCACTGTAACCTCATGACCACCGGCAGGTGACGGAGCAATCTTCGTGACCTTACCGTTGAGTTCACTGAGCGTTGCAGATCCTGGCAGGGTCTTAGGAAATGCAAGTAAGTTCTTCACGTGCGAGAAGTCGTCAACCAGTGCGCTCTTCGAAGATGCTGTACCACCTGTGTTGTGGTGCTTGATCCCACTGACATACAGAGTGCCTGTTTCCGTGGTTGCGTCGTACACATAAGCATCTGTGTACATCACATCCTTCACAACACTCACCAATCTGTACCCAGTAATCTCAGGCAATCTAGTAGGACTGACACCAGTAGTCTTTCTGACTTTCTCTGAAGCATGAAGTAATTCCTTTGCATCCTTAGTCATGCGGATGCGAATAGCAAAACCTTGATGCCTTGTTAGCTTTCTGATCGTAGTAGAAACAATAGAAGAAACTAGTCCTAGTCTTGTGCACAACAGAGCTATCTGCTGAACCAACACGAAGCTAGTAGAGTCTATATTTATCGCATCAGGACCATCACTCTGAGGCAGTACCGTGCCATCACCATCGATCAAACCAATCAGCATCTCTACTAACCAGTCGGTAGGATACCCCAGGAAATCGAATGGTAGGTGCTTGTTGCTGGAGTATCTACCAAAGGTATCATTGAAGAATGTTCCCAACTTCAGACTATCCATTTCTACGTAACGCTTGTGACGACGAGGCCGCCAGCCAGCCTTACGTAATCTGGACATGATCTTGTCTTGAATTGGTCCGCTTTTCTGAGATATCTGTACTTGGTACGGTTTCTCTACAGCACGCTTACTAGACTTCTTCCAGGCTGTGCTGCCCTCTGCTAAAAACACACCAGCTATGTATGCGTCTACGTCTAAGGTTGTAGCAGCCCTGACATACATGATGGGAGATACGTCTCTATGTAGATAGACATCGTTCCGTAAAAGATCTGATGGGGGCAAAAAGGTGAGCTCCCCCATCTTCTCTATGGGTGCTTCTTGTGGAGATCCACACTGTCTACAGTACTGCCTAGACTTCTTGTGCGGATTTTTGAACTTGCGATAACCACACCTAGTACACCGTACTTTGTTTTCCCACACACCTAGAGGGTGGTTATCCTGACAGATCGTAACCAGACCACCATCACCAACTAGCTTCATTGGCCTAGACGGTGGGTGTCTTCTAACGTGAGTAAGATTTACCCACTCCGAATCCCATACTTGCCAACCCGACACACTCTTTACTTCCTCTGTACCATTCATATAGATCGGAGACTCAATAAGATCAAACAACGCCTCCATAGTGATAGGAAGTACTCCAGTATGGGCACCACGAACAAACACTATAGATTTTGCGTGACTGCAGTGGAACGCCTTAAGTGCCAGCTGTGTCGTACGTTCTCCCAGCGCCTGACCCGCAAGTACACCTACGTTGAGTCCCTTCTCAGGCAATACACCATTCTCTGTGAGACCATAACAATTATGCGTGAGAAGACCATTAGCTGTGAACTTACGGCTATGCGTAGTGACATCATACACGTACTTGCAGTGTATCCGATCACTAACGTCTTTAACACGCAACACTGTTGCATACTGTTTATTTAGATCGTACTTACCATCACATGCCGACATACCTTGCATTTTCTGTGATCTACTCAGCCTATCGAGCATCGAACTATTCGCAGAGAATGTGAGGTGAAAGAAGTCTTTTCTAGTCTTAACCGCGTCTCCTTGTTCAGGAGTTTGTGTCTTACAGGATAGATCAGCACGAACACTGTGCCTAGATAGCCAATCTTGCACCTGAACTAATAGTGTATATGACGTAGATCCTATGAGTACTTCATGTGATCCATTAGCTCGCTCTCTAACATGCCCGTCTCCATCGATCAAACCAGCCACAACATCTCCGACATAGCTATCATCCCAACTTAGCCACGTAGTAGGAAGTACCTTTCGGTCACATAGTTCTAGCCCTCCTAGAACACTAACGAGTTCTCTAACTAGAGTGACGTCATTAAGTACGATGCCCGTTTCATTGACGTGTGGTTCATTTTTTGTAACAAACCTGCACGCTTCAATCATGCCTGGCCGCCACTGGTTGTCCTGCTGAGCAATACTTACAGATCTAGGATAGTCCCTATTCCTATCAGTAGAGCCCTCAGCCAGGTACAGACCTAACCAATATGGATTCAAAGTAGGCGTTTCTGGTTTACGCCCACGAAACTGTTTCTGAAAAGGGTAATACCTCAGTCTATCCCCAGGCATTACCTGATCTGCACGTATTTCTAGTCGTTCAGCTAGTTCCCAGGACTCTCGATCTACTGTCCAACTTCTCTCACAGTCTCTACAATATAAATATGCCTTATCATCTGGGCTCCTGTTGTCTATGGATATGCGTAATGATCCGCACGTACATGCCCTAGGTCTCCACACTATAGCAGTATGATCTTCTGTAAGATGCTGAGTACGTCCATGCGTTGTTCTTATCTCTAACACAGCTTTATGCGGCTCACGCGCATGACGTACAACCCTCTCCAAATCAACCCACTCTCCGTCATCAGAAATCTCCCACCCTCTGACTATTTTCACCTCTACACCACAGTCTGAGGTATTTATTGGAGAAAGCACCAAATCGAATAGTGCCTCTAGAGACAAGTTATGCATCACACCTGCGTGCTTCACCGTTACTACGGTTTCTGGAATCATGGACTTCTGACAAATACCAGGTCCATGCAGACACCGCAGTGGTGACCTAACTACTACCTTACCCACATTGTTATTCCGTAGGGTGCTACGTATTTCTGGTGTGATCAAAGTACCAGCCTTGATGATGTGGCTACCTGCCTTGATATCTGCAGCAGTGAAGCGATCTAGTATGTCCTTCTCATCTACAGGCAGAGCTATGCCCTTAGTGGTACCACAGTCAGTGTCCACGATCAGATTATTCATTACCGAGTTCATGACCTGCTTGCTGATGTAGCCAGGCTCCTGAACTGACTGGACCTTCTGGATGATACCCTTACGAGAGCCACTGATAGCTGTCCAATAGTCAGCCACGTCCAGACCTTCAGAATAGGACCTACGTACGGGAGTAGGTATGATCTCGCCCTTGTGATTGCTCATGAGCATGGGCGCAGCACGTATCTGCCTCAGGGTATCAGTACCACCCTTCATACCCACGTTGTGCAGGAGCATCAGATTGTTATCGCTCTCAGACACGGCCCTAAGATGCTTGTTCATCTCATCCGTAGCCTTGGCATAGATCTCAATCTGTTGTTGATCTTTGTGTGGACCAGTAAGCTTGTGTACCTTGGCATCAGCCTCAGCCAAGATCTTGTCTCTCATGTGGCGCTCAGGAGCTATGTCCTTCATGCCTATAGAGAAGGCTGTGTTCGTGGACCACATGTTACCTAGGTCCTTCAGCTTGTTAGCTGACTCACTGTAATCACCTTTGTGATCTTTGCCGATCTCAGTGAACATGGCCTCTTGTGCCTTCTTATCCAAGGAGGCACTGCCCTCTAGCAACTTACGACGCATGCCCTCTGGTAGCGCACCTGCCACCATGAACCTTCCAACACCAGCCTTCATACCACCAACGGTCACTCGATCTGTGAGCTTTATATCGCCCTTCCTAACAGCAGACTCCATGTCCTGCATGTTGGCGAACTTGTGATCAGTGTCCTTACCAGGCTGCATGATACCGTACAGACCTAACCTGCTCTCATTGGTAGGAGCGTACATTATCTCTCCAGTGGATGGACTGAAGAGGTTGCGTGATGGAAGCATCTTGTGTGCTTCAGCTACAGCCTCAACACTGATAGGAACGAACGCACCCATGGCGTCACCATCAAAGTCAGCATTGAATCCACTGGTGACTAGCGGGTGAACTTGCACTGCCTTGCCGCCAACGATACGTGGCTTGAATGCCTGCACACCGTACTTGTGCAAGACAGGGTCTCGCTTCAGTAGGATAGGTCTGGTAGATATGACCTTCTCCAGTGCCCTATCCACAATCTCTCCACCCTCTGCCATCTTCTTCTGCGCCTGTAAGGGAGTGATGCCTAACAGATTTCGCAATTCACGAATCACGAAAGGTTTGTAGACTTCCAGCGCTGCAGACTTGGGCAGGCCTACCTCATCCAATCCCAACGATGGCTCAGGGATGATGGTGCCACGCATAGACATGTCTTGCTTGCGCTCAACCAACTGATCTTGGAAGAAGCCTTCCTTAGGAGAGCCACCCTTGGCACCAGTCCTTGGATCGATAACCTTCTTGCCGTGGATGTAATCCAGGATACCCCTGCGTACCTGCTTCGGATACCCACCGATACCAGCTAGTGCGCTAAGGCCATCGTACATTTCCTGGCGTACGTCTACCTTAGATGAGTCGTTGTCTGGGATGAGAGGAGACATCTTTGCGTACCTAGACGCAGACAGATGCAGGTTCTTGTACAGACCATTCAAGTCCTCTTCACTGATCGTTCCGTTAGGTAGCACTGGTAATGGACGCATGGATGGCGGGAGTATTGGTACCGTCTTGGTCAGGTACGCTTCAACCGGAGTCATGTTCACCTTGTCCAGCGCCTGCAGAAGCTTCACCTTACTGTTGGCGTGATCTAGGTACGTGCCCTTAAGTGTAGGCTTTTCTAGTGCTGTCTTAGCTGCAGCCAAATCCTTCTTGACGTTTATCTTACCGAGCATGTGCTCGAAAGCTTTGCCGCCTACCAGACCACCCTCAATCCTTTGAGAGTCACCGATCTTACCTGTCTTAGGATCGTATGCCAGTGAACCACCTACTAGCCCAATGAATTCCTTCTGCTTGATACCGAGCAGCCTGATGATGGCGCTCTCAAACACTGGGTTGGGTAGAGATTCTGGAAGTGTGTAGTGGGACCACTTAGTCCCCTCTAGCCCTCCTGTAATCTTTGGATCGAACAGACCGCCTATCTCAGGCTTCATGTTCTTTGCGGTGACCCATAGTGCAGGGTCTGTAATCTCACCGTTGCTTTGCTCTACGATCTGCTTGTCAGTCATAGGCATGAGGGTCAGGTTGTTTCCCGTCTTCTGTACGTTCACACCAAGGCCCCTGATGTACCCAAGGAACTTGCTGTAAGCGAAGGTTGGCTTAGGAGTAGGCAGCATCTCACCAGCCTGCAGGGCAGACCAGAACTGATCTCCTTGAGCAGCGTCACTCTTGAGTGTCTGCATCTCCCGTAGGTTAGCCACTGCACCGTGAGCCAGCATGGAATACAGGCCCAGGGTACCTAAAGACTTGGCTCCCTGAGGACCGCCGCCCTTTGGGATCAGGTTCTTATCGTAGGCGTATCCAGTACCACCAGCTCTAGAGCTCAGCTTCTTCTCTACCTGGTGGTGGAGTTTGAACACATGCATAGGACCAACGAGTACATCACCCATCTTCTTGTTGGTGAGTGGGTCTATGATCTCTTCTTTGTCAGACAGTCCATGCTTGGCCAAGTCTGCCGTCACCTGTGCATGGAAGTCAGCACCAGGAGCAAAGTTCTTAACCAGGTAGGGCTTGCCGGTCTTCTCTGCAATCTTAGCAGCAGCAACCTCAAGTACCTGCCCAAGGTTTGTTCTGCCGATTACGCCCAGTGGATTCAAAAGAATCTCTAGATGCTTTCCATCTGCAGTACGTGGCATGTCGTGGTCTGGAACGATCTTAGTAACGATACCCTTGTTACCGTGGCGTCCTGTCAACTTGTCACCAACGTCTAGCTGCTCTTCCGTCTTCACGTGAACAGCTACGTTCTTACCTATCTTCACAACCTCTTTGACTACGCCTGGGTAATCGCTGTCCCACTTGATACTCGAATCCTTGTACGGTTTGACGATGGACTTGTGTAATTTGGAGAGCTCCAGATCTTCTCGCCTCTCTGGGTCGTTAGATGCACGCAGAGCTGCAATCAAAGTGTCCCCAGGCATGATCACAGTACCTGGCTTTACTACGCCTTCTTCATCCAGCTTATCGAACTGTGCCTTGTTCAAGGCGTTCGGCATGTAAGCCTGGAACTTCCTTCGATCTAAGATGTGTGCGATGTCTCGCTCTAAGGAATGCCTATGCAAGTGCTCAGATGTCAGCTTCTTAGCTGCACTCTCACTGACCACGATACCATCGTCAAAGTTGTAGCCCTTGTATGGCATGAACCCAGCACGAAGGTTCGTTCCTATGGCCAAAGTACCGTTCTTCGTATAGTTCGTATCGGCTATGACCTGTTGTGCTTTTACTGTGTCTCCCACCTTCACTATGGGTTCGGCGTGAAGGAAGGCCTTGTCTTCATTGAGAGGGAAGTGATCGTAAATATGTACTTCCTTCTTCTCTCCATTAGGCTTCTTGATAATGATGGCATCTGGCTTGATCTTGTAGACCACACCATCAACTGGTGTTCTATGACTAGCAAAGCCACCGACTAGTGTATCGAAGCTAGTCTTACCAGCCATACTCTGAACGAGTGGAACCTCCCTGTGCTTCAAGGAGATAGCCTGTTCCATCTGTCTACCGGCCATGGTGCTACGATTGGGGTGATCAGATGGCATGAACGGGATCATGTTAGACGAGATTGAAAACATCTGAAGTGGGTCCTTCATTACGAAGTCCGCATCCTTCAAACTACCCTCATATATCTCGTTAGCAGGACCACTGATCTTGATATGAGATCCTATTGCCTTAGGCTTCCCATCAACCCACGTTACTTGATCTGGTAGTACAACGTGAGACTTATACGCTACGGTTGGATTGACCTTTACATTCTTGCCAGTCTTAGCGTTGTACATGAGCACGGCCACATCGTGCCCAATCTTTTGCACACCCAATGGCAACCGCAGGGTGATGCCCGTAGCATGGCCTTCTGGTGTGTGGATGGGGTCTAAGAATCCTAAGTGAGACGGATCGATTAGCTTGGCATCATCAGACACTGTGTGCTCAGACTTGATACCGCCATCACCCATGATGGTAGTTTTCATCTGTGCCGAGATCATCTCTAGTGGGTTGGTCTGATCTGTTACGATAGCCAAAGAGTTCTTACCGAACATCTGCTTGATGGGTCGGTTAAATATTTCAGGAGCAACAATGTCACGCACCTTAGCTTTGCGATCAATATTGTTGCTCACCTTCTTCAAGATCTCACGAGAGCCCTTGATAATACGCTCTGCTGCGAAGTCCTCAATCGAGTGGAGGTCCTTGAACATGAGAGCATCACGAGGGTCTGGCTTAGCCTCACCTCGAGATATTTTGAGAAGCTTGTCTGAAGCATCTAGTAGTGTATGCCCCGTAACATTCGTGTACTCTTTACCTAGCGTGAACTTGGTCACCTCTGGACGAAGGATAGTCTTCTGCATCGTCTCCCAGAGATGGGCCTTAGCCTCATCAGGAGTGAGCTTGGTTGCCTTGTCTCCAGTAGATGCACGATAAAACTTGGCCAGCTCTTTGTTGGAGTCAGCATGGTTGACATCAACAATATCTTTACCCCAGCTCTTCTCTACCTCTTCATCTGACACACCCATGGCGTGCAAGAAAGGTTTGAGTGGCATGTTAGAGTTGCCATAGTTCAAAGTGAACTGTCGAGTCTTAGGATCAAAGTGAATCTTGAATCCACCAGCAGCATTGAAGTGCGACTCGAGCGCACCGTCCTGCTTGATCATGTTGTATACACCAGGTTTCAAACGCCACTGGTTATCTATTTGATACTCCTGCCCATCAACAATGTGGCTGAACCGACTGGTAACCTTTGGAAGATTGAGCAGATTCATTTTCTGCTTATCTATCACCGCACCAGTGGCGTTATCCTTGAGAGCAAGGACCGCTTCTACAGGAACAGACCAAGTACGCCCACTAAGCTTGGCTTGTTTCTGCGACCTGAGATCATCCATATCCAGGTTATCTTTTACCGCTACACTCTGTAGCTCTAGCGTATTCTTCCGCCCGATAATGGGGAAGAGTCCGCTAACTGCATTTTGTACTCGGTCTTTGAGGAGTTCAAACCCCTCTTCCGGTGCAAGACGTGCCAAGGATTCCTCGCTTGTTGTATGTTTGACTCATAAGGTACCAGAACCTGACCGACATGGGCATGAAATTATACGGCGCTAAGCGGTATAAGTACTATGTAGAAGGAACTTCTTTCTTCTACACAATCATCAGGAGGTGCCATGATCCCAGAGGATGAGAATGAAGAGACAGAGAAGTCGTCGGCAGAGATGTTCAATGACGACATCAATGGGGAAATTGGCGAAGAGGACGCAGACACGAAAGACGACGCTGGTGAGCCAACGGAATGATGATCTTTCTAGCTGCATTCTTCATCGGACTATTAGAGACACTAGGAAGACGGGGTGATCCCCGCAGTAAGAATTAGTGATTCATGTATGTGTGGCGACTTACTGTCTGGTCGCCAGATGTGTGTAATAGAGGGAGGCAACATGGTTGCCATGAGAAGAGACCCACGTTTCTTGCGCTTCCAATCATGGGCAGACGTGCCTCCCGACGACCTACCTGATGGGATACGAAGCATACTTTTATTCCTGCATTGTGACTGCTTCGAAAGCAGTTGTGGGGAACTAGAAGAAGAGCTTGTAGTCCCTGATGATCGAGACTCTAGACACTGTGATCTATGTCGTCGAGGACTCGACGATGGTCACAAAGTTTTTCAAGTAACCGAGTGGTGTCCTGAAAGGGATGCTGAACTAGAAAACGGACAGCCAGAGTTTATTCTGGATGCCTCGTGTGAAAAGATCATTCTCTGCCCGAGTTGTCTGAAAAAGATATTGGGTGAAGGTGACGAAGAAGAAGGAGATGCCCTTCTATTAGAAGGAGTCCTCTCCGGATAGGAGGAACAAGTATGAACGCCATGAATACTACCGCTCTGAATCCTGCAGTACCGGGGGTTACGAAAGCGAATCTACAAACGGAATGTGAGTTGGTGTCAGGAAAAGCTTTGAACCTTTTCCTGTACGCCACTCAAGAGACATTCCATATATGGGCAATCAAGCCCAAGAAAGATGGATCACTTTCCAGAGTCTACTGGTACCCACCTGAGAAGGTGGACGTTGCGAAAGCAGCGTACCAGAACCGAGGAGAGACCATTGCAGGCATGATACAAACCGTTTGTACACTTGAGGTGAAGTTTGTAGCACTCCTGCACAATCTCTACCTCAAGAACAAAGGGATGTGTGATGTCCGTTAAGAAAAGCAAGCGCCCAGGATTTGAGGACTGCGTGGTGGTAACTGGAAAGGCTATGAACGGATTCCTATACCACTGCAGACTCAAGTTCAAGATCGAACTAGTAGCCCCAAGGGAAGCAACACATTCTATTGGAAGCCAATCGACAAAACAATCGCTGCTACGGCAGTGTTTCAGGGCACAAGTAACCGCATCGCCAAGATGTATAAGATGGTCTTTGACACGATCAAGGAGATGGGTAGAGATGCCCACCGTAAGTATACAGCCGCACACCCTGAGAAGGGTAAAGACCGTAACTAGATTTGCGCAGCTTCAGGGCCTCTGCGAGGTGCACGTTGCAAAGGCAGCGGCCTCGCAGCGGCCTGTGAAGCGGCGGTGGGACCATTACCACCGCTCATCATTAGCCCTGTAACGGTTGAATACAGAGTGGGGTTGTAGTCACGCAGTCTCTTCAGTACCACTGGCTTCTCCCCAGGATTCATCCTAGAGAATCTATCTGCCAGCTTCCTAGCCATGACCAAAATGTCTACGTTCTGACCACCGGCAATGTCTTCATTGGAAGTGGCAGCCGAGTACTTCTGTACACTCTGCAGTGTGAGTGGTGACGAGATCTCACGAGGCACGTTCAACAGACTTGGGTTGCGTGGTGTTGGGGTCAGGTCTGGGTTCTTAGGTGGAGCTTCTTGTCCAGTCTGTGCTGCCATCTGATCTTGGGTCATACCACTCTGTAGCTCAGCCTGGAATGCCATCTGATCTTTAGCACCCTCACCAGCGATAGCTGTCTGTTCAGCAAGCGCCTTGTTCTGTGCCTTGGTCTGCCACTTCTGCTGGACCATAGCTGCTTCGCCTTCCATCTCGGCTTGAAGCAGACGCTGCTTCTTCATCGCACCTATGCGACGAGTAGCCTCGTTCTCCATGATCTTATCTTCCTTGACAGAGTCGTAATCAGCATCAGAACAGAGAGACTCATCCGAAATCTTACCAGCTTGATTGAGCTGGAACAGATAAGCCTTCCTCTGCAGATCGTCTGCCATCTTGAATGGCTTGAACCTAGCGCCCACCTTAGCCCAGCCTAGGTACGAAGCTGTCTTCTCAATGACCCAGTGGAGTAGAGCTAGTTGATCTGATAGGTATCCAAGAAACATGTTCTCGAGCATACGCAAAGAGACGTTGGACCCCGAGTAGCTAAGCCCACCAAAGATGAGCTCTGTAGGTACGCCCATGCCTGCAATGATATGCTCAGACCACACCCTGATCTCTTGGCTCAAGAGAAGAGCCCTACCATCACCACCAATGGTCTGCTGACCAATAGGCAATGGAAGAATGGGGATGTAGTTGTTGTCTGCCCGCCACCTACGCAGCTCTCCTGCGATCTGGTCATGCCAGTCCATCAAATTGACAGAGGTGTACGGGTCTGATGTGGCAGACCCTGCCTGTGGGAACAACACACGCAGAGGAACGATGTGCTCAAGAGCAATGGATTCCTGTGCCTTGCGGAGGACCTGAAGGTAGAACGTATCCTTCAGAACTGGCAAGATCATAGGGGTACCCCAACCTCTATCCTTCCCGGCCAATGTGGGCCGCTTGAAGTGGTAGATGTTGTCACGAGAAAACACGACGGCTTTTCTTAGCCTTAAAGCATCAATGAAGAGCTGTGGCATGGTCTCCACAACAGACTTCTTCCCCATGATGATGTCGTTCTTGATCTGTACTGGAATCGTGTAGTAGTACTCGGACTCACCAGTGATGTCGTTGTACCTGGTGTCGATGTCCTCAGGGTTCCAACGCAGTAAACGAATACCCTTGGGTGCTTTGATGTAGTGATCTCTAACGCCCGCTATACCAGCGTAGCTACACTTGGGGCACTCCCAGTGAAACTCGAAGTTCATGAAACGGTACGTGGAGTCTGCTGCCTGCTTCTCATGGCCACAGCTCTTGCATCGTAGCATCTTCACAAAGGGATAGAAGATACTGACCAGTGCATTGCCGTAAGCATAGTAATCTAGGCCCAGCTCAATCTGAAAAGGACGATACCTGAGCTGTGAGTTCAGGAACGTGTACCACTTCTCCTTCAGATCTGGCTTGTCCGTATCAAGAATGATGTCGGTGACTGGGTAATCAGCCATCTTAGCCACCACTGCATTGATCAGTGGATTGACAAGGAAATAGTACCGGCACCACCGGAACATCTGCTTGACCGTAGCAGGTAGATACGTCTGTCCGATATCAAAGAACGGACTAGGGTACTGCAGACCGTAGTCTGCAGAGCTGCCAGTGCGCCCACGAGATCTAGAGAAACGAAGTGCAGAGGAATCTGCGCCGCCCAATCCTACAGACATTTATGCTTCTCCAGTCAAGGATGTGGGACTAAGCATGCCAGGCGCATTTTCATACGCAGGGTTGTATGCCTCAGATTGTGTCGGCATGTGACCCATGAGTCTGTCACCAACACGCCCTATTCTTTGTCCAGCTTTACCTGCAGCACCACCAGTTAACATGCCTGGGATCAAACCTGCAGGACCAGCAAAGCCGACAGTTCCAGCTACGTTACCTAGTGTCTTCTCTAACCTACCTGGACCCTCTGGATCTGGTTTCTTGATCAAGTCAGCAGCTGCCGATACACCAGAAGCTGCAGTGAGCCCCTTTGTCAGCCTATCCATACGGTTCCAAGAGTTCTTCAGTACTTGGCCAGGCTTGGTGACCATCCCGTGTGCGAACCCAGGGATAGACAGCCAGTCGTTATCAGGATGGAGCGCATCTACATGAGCAGCATCCATGGCTTGAGCTCTAGCTGAGGGATTCTCTTCGAGCTTAGGGATCAAACCTATCTCCCTGGCCTTCTGAACTCGAGCTTCTGGGCTACCCTCTAATCCCTTACCTGTAAACTGGTACTTAGATCTGTCCCAGAAATTACCCACAGTCTTCTTTGCTTCTTCCCTGCCACTCTTCGTGGCAAGGTGTCCAAGACCGACAGCTCCAGCACCAAGAGCACCACCAGCCAGGCCTCGCTGAAAACGAGTACCGTCTTCACCAGTACCAGCACCTATGGCCGCACCGACAGCACCACCAGCCAGCATACGCTTGGTGGGTGTACTTAGGTGTGCCTTGGAAAGACCTATCGCCTTAGGCAGTATCGCATTACGCAAGGTAGATAGAGGACCTGCTTCTTTTTGAAGGCCCTCTAGCATACCCAGCATGTGTTGTTCAGTGATGTGCTTCATGTGAGCAGTGCCAGCTGGTCCTTTAGCTGTCTTCCCCTCATAGCTTGATAGTCCCACGCCACTTTCAATTTAGCTACTTGAATGTCTACTGCATTCTCCTCGAGAGGAATGCCTGGGGTCTTAATGACCTCACGATACTTCTTCTGTACCTCTGAGATCAAACCCTCATGCTCTATACCAGCACCAGTTAGGTACCTACTTATCTCACTCTGACAGAAGGCTACAGGATGGGGAGCGTAGAGTACATTCTCATCAAGAAGACTTGCAGCAATGAAACTAGATACCTCGAGAGCGAATGTCTCTCCAGTACGTACCATCTCTGCGATGTCCACACTGCTCATCAACTGTGCCAGTGAGGGCTTCTGCAGAATGTGCCAATCTGGAATGTTGTTGTTCAAAGACTGGGTGATCCAACAGAATACTTCCCAGCTCTTCCAGTACCCCTCTCCTATATGGAGAGTTCTTATGGCTTGAATCTTAGACTTAGCATGGTCAGATATTGATGGGACTCTGAAGTCCTCTTTGATCTCTTTCCACAAAGTCTCAGGCTGCCACTCAAACCAGTCTGCTTTGTACCGTTTAAGCAGAGCTATATCAAACACGACAGGGTGTGTATCGTGATGTACGAAAAGGTTCTTGCTAGTTACAGGAGTAGTCTTCCTGGTGTTTAGATCTGGCACCTGCATAGGTGAGGGAGCTAAGACATCAGGCGCTACTACCTTGTAGTGATCTGTAGTAGGTACGATTGTCCCTGAATCTAGGACAGCCGAATCATCATCACTAGGTGTAGTGGGTATCTGCTGACCGACTTGTTGAAGTACAGTCAGCAGATTTGACTCGTGGTCTACCACACTGTTACCTGATTATGAGTGGCCAGATGGACCAGTCACTCCAGTAGGACCGGTTGGGCCAGTTGCACCAGAAGGACCGGTTGCACCGGTAGCACCAGCAGTTCCACCACCAAGCTGAATGGTGAGCGGTGCAGACATGGTACCGTTGGACTCGATCACTGCAGCAACCTTGTCACCAGTGTTGTGTGCTGGAGAGGTGGTGCTTAGGTTTGGAGACGATACAGTAAGTACTGTGTCCGTCCAAGCAGCTGCACCAGTAGCGCCAGTCGTATTCTTTGGCAATGCTTCCACGCCAGAGAAGGTGACTACGTTACCAGCATATGCACCAACGCCACCAGCAAGTGGTGTCGAGGCAACTGCGAGAGTGAATGGAGTAGCATCACCAACTACAACCGTTGCCCACAGAACGCCCTGGCAAGCAGCGCCATTGGCATTGATCAGTGTAGCGATAGCAGAAGCAGTACTTCCACCAGCTGCAGGCTGAATGGTGAGTACGCCACCCGTGAATGCCACAGAGGCTGCGCCTGCTGCTGTAAGAACCACAACCTTGATGCCGCTCTTACCAGGCTTCAGTGCTGTGATGATCAGGTTAGAGGTACCAGACACCAACGTCAGGGTATCGAATGACTGACCCTGAAGTAGGGCCCTACCACGGAATACCACTGTGGCTCCACCAACTGCAGGTTCTGCGCCCACCAGCCAGTCCAGCATCGGGAAGCCGACCTGGCCCTCATGGTTCTCGAATCCTAGCTCAGTATCCTGGCGAAGGTCAGCGACCTCCCCTGGGATACCACCTTTGCCATCGAGCAGATGGCTTAGCTTTGCGTGTTGTGCTCCGAATGATCTACTGGACATGGTCTCTTCTCCTTATTGTGAGTCGTTGAGAATCCTGGCGATGATACGTTTCGAGTCTAATGGTAGAGAGTCGAATACCGTATTCGGGTTCTCTACGATCTCACTAGCCAGGTCTTTCCCGAACAAGGTACAAATTTCGTGAATCTTTTTCCCGTCCCTAATACCTCGAGTAAGGACTTCGTCTGTAAGTCTGTCCGCTCCCTGCTCCCAGGTCCACTCAGCCTTCTTTTCAAAGCCGAATGTCGAGGCCCACGGATCTATAACATAGTCATCCCAGTAGTGATTCAGACCATGGTCTTCATCAAACTTTGCCAGCTTCTTGCAAAACGCATCTGGTGTAGCGCTAGCATACTTGTCGATCATTCCTTGAAGAGCATCACGCTCTGGGGAATCACTCTGCCAGAACTGCATCCTGGTACTAACTGCCGCACGTACTTCCTTCTCTGGAGCAAAGGTGTTGCTAGCGTACTTGCGGATGGTAGTAGTGACTGAGATACCTAGTTGATCGGCTCTTGCAGCCAGTTTGGTGCAGTACTCTTGCCTATCACTGGGATGCAGTGTCTTACCGTTCTCTTCGAACCACCGGTTGGCCTCTAGGACATCGCCGTAAGAGTCAAGAGGGAACCTACCCTGGCCATACTTGTGTAGGGCGTAGTTGATAGACGCCTTCTTCGTGAACCTGGGCTCTGGGGTCTTGCCTGTCACATCTACATACAGGCTCGCTGTCTTGCTGGCATTGAGTTGGCTATCAGCATCGTCAGCTTTATTGGGGTTGGACTGGAGTGGCATGATCTCAGAGCCAGTGGCATCACTATTCTTTTGCAGAGCCATCTGCGTTCCTATGCGAGCATTATTTTGAGCACGCTTATTTTCAGTATGAAGTGCGAGGGCTCCTACGCCAATAGCCCCAGCAAGTGCTGGTCTTTTTCCCACAAAGTCAACCACACCAGCAATCTTGGCCACTTGACTTGGCACCTCGAGACCGAAGGCCATGCAATACCCGAGCAGGTTTGCTGCAGCTATCTTCTGTGCTTCTTCAGGGAGCTTGTCCTTAGTCTCCATGAAGTAGAGAACAGACAAGGCTGTGTTGCCCTTGTCTACGCAGGCAAACTTTCTCATGGCCTTACCGTTGTCCACCATGATCAAAGCAAAAGCATCGTCTGGCAGTGATGCCAGCTTCTCTTCGGTCTGATAGTCAGCCGATCTGATGTAGTCAGGTAGCTGAGCGTACGCCACTTTGGTTTTGAGAACCGACCCCATAGGGTCGTCATAGAGGTCAATGATGGTGCCTGTTTGCATGGGGTCTCCTGCGTGAGTACCAAAGATGATAGTACGTTCCCACTACAAGTCATGTCAACAACGACAGTAGGGGCCCAGAAATAACCCAAAAACGCAGGTATAAGCATTCTACTTAAGCCCCCCTAATTCGCCCGCAGAAAGGAACCTTGATGGCATACGCAGACCGCGTCAACGTAAATGAAAAACCAGCATGCTGGGGAGATGGTGACTCCTATGATTCCAGGGATGCAGACTGTAGCGCCTGCAATTTTCAACATACTTGTAGGACTGAGATCTCTAGAGCTTCCGCCGCAGCCATGGGCCCGCCGAGAACATCCTCTGGATATACATCCCAGCCGATACAGATAAGCCGACCATACCAGCCCTACCGTCCACAAGGAGGCTACGCTTCGCAATACAAACCACAAGGAAGCGTAGAGTCCGTAGGTTGGGCACCAGGCCCAGTAAGTGAAACAGATCGCCCCGTAACCAGGTTCTTCAAGGATGGCTTGGCTGGTGCAGCACGAGGAGGTTTGTTCGAGCTCTATAGATTCTGGACAGTGTTCCGTCTCAAATAGGAGGACCAGTGAGGAGATACTACCCTGATGCTCTAGAAGTTTCCGGTAGGCAGGATACGAAAAAGAAAGTACTCCTGCCTATCATATTCTCCAAAGTAGGACCGGGCCAACCATTGATCACAGTAGGTGAGCTGAAGCAAGCCTGCTCTCATGTGATGGTACGGTTCAACATAAAGTCCTGGATAGAGGACCTAGTAAGACAGCTGTGGACCTACAAGTTTCTGGAACGCAAGCAACTGTCTGACCACGACAAAGACTACCATGGTGCCAAAGCAAAGTATGTCTACTGGGCAATACGAGAATTACCAGTAGACGATCAGGATTTTCTGAACGAATGTGTAGACCCCAAAACTACTGAACAATTGCCGAAGCGAGAGGATGTTCCATTCGAGGCACCAATAAATGAACCAGTACTAGCTTCAGATCCGTTCAATGGCATGCCTAGTGAAGTAGCTATCAAACTTGCCGCCATAGTCATAGAGAATATGCCCGAGCTAGTGAACGGCATAAAGGCTATGGAGACTAGGCTGGCCCAGATAGAGGAGACATTAGCTTCGATCAAGGGCTATGTAGATGAGCAAGAGCGCATAAAAAAGAACGACTGATAGCGATACGGGAGAGGCTCAAGAATAGAAAAGAACCCACACCGGAATTGGAGCCTGCTAATGGGTGATGACGAAGACTTGGAAGATCTGGTTCGACTAGTAGAGAAACACAAGGGTCTCACCACTGATCGAGAGAAGACCCAGTGTGAGAATGAGATGTGGGTACTGGCTAAGACAGCTAAGTTACGTAACATTGATCGAGCCAAGTGGTTAGAAGGACAGCTTGGTTACCCAGGCAGCTACCAACACAGAACCACGCTGAAGGATGCCCCGCCTGCACTTTGGGATTACGCCGAAAGCAAAGGACTCAAACTCCCCAAGTGTGTCCTCCTATACAAAGAGGTGCTAAACGTCCGAGACATACAACACTGCTCTACTCTGGACGCATTACAACTTGTGATCACACAGAAAGAAAGCGTTGTACCTAAGAAGGAGCCTGTCCCAAAGAAGGTACCTGATGTAGCAGTAGTACAGGAGGGATGGGCAGAGCTACAGCAGGCCATAGAGAAATGCCTCATACCAGTACTTGCAGAGATGACTGCGGCACAAAAGATCAGGTACATACCCAGACTCAATAGGGGAATACAGCAGGCCATAGCTGCTCTGTATGCCAGCCTCAAAAGGGATGCTGATGAAGAGAACAGTATGCCCGTATCGATCTCCGAGCTGAAAGCTGCTTGTGATTGTCTACACGTAGACATGCCTGAGCACAACATGCTAGTAGATTTGGAGATGGCAAAACGTAACAAACGAACTCTGATCTATGATGTACACCCAGATCAGAGCGCAACACCTAACCTAGTGGTATTCCAAGAGTACATCAACGCTTACGACACCCTGGCGAAATACAACGATCAAATCAGGGAAAACACAGCAGAACCGAAAGAGGAAACCCATGCCGAAGGTAACAGCGATTGACGAGAATGATATCATTCGTGATCCGCATATTTGTGGCGAGTACATAATCAAGCCAGGCATGTCTATGGTGAAGAGGTGTGTGGACTTCTACCATGAGATGCTTCTCAAATTCCCCGGTAAGTTCATAGCCGCAAACGTAGTGCACAAGCACATCAACAGTCTATCCAGGATGGTGGACAACCGATCTGAAGATGCTGCCAGAATCAGAGGATGGAACAGTGCTGCTCGTAAAGAGAGCATCAAAAGGTACAAGCGTTCTATCATCAGCTTGGCGGGCATTGGTGCTAGAATGTCCACTGGATATGAGGATGAGCTAGTTAACTCCGCACCCAAGGTCTACAGCAGAGCTGAGTCTGCTATCAAGGGTGTGCAGCTACAGAACAGCATCATAGACATATCAAAGATCAAGGTCACTAAGGAGAACGAGCCCTACATTGCGACGTTCAATGCGTCCAATGCTATTGCCTCCAGCAGTGTTGTCCTCAAGAATCTTGAAGCTCTCAGGTATGTAGCCCCGAAGGACGAAACGGACGACAAAAAGAAGAAGTAATCATGGAAATAAGTCTGATCAAAAAGGACCCTAACAAGGGGTACTTCGGTAGACAATTGTGGATTCCAAAGAACCACGTCAACGTGAGATCTATAAAGGCAGGACTCGAATTCCCGGTGATGACAGACACTGGAGTAGAGTTCATGCAGCTATGGGAGGAGAATGATACTCACCTGATTGTTCCGCGTGAGTTCATACCAAGGAGCCAGTACAAGGACGCTCCATTTCCAATCATAGATGTGGGTCCGCGTAAATACCGGAAGATCAGAATCAAAAGCAAGATCGTACTGGATTTCCTACGCCCACAAGAAGATGTACAACGACGTGCACACAGTGCCATGTCTGGTGTACCGAGTGGCATCTTGAATTTATCTTGTGGGAAAGGGAAGACCCAGATAGCACTACAGACCATAGCAGACAAACAGATGCCAGCTATTGTGATCGTAAACAACACCACCCTCATAGACCAGTGGAGGAATCGTATAGAGACCTTCTTGGAAGTTGAGGGTGGTGTTGGCGTAGTGCAAGGAGACCCTGACACATGGGACTGGAGAGGACGAGGCATAGTCCTGGCTATGATCCACTCACTATCCCTACGTTATGAAGAGATACCAGTGGGATTCGATAGGTACTTTGGTGGAGTGTACTACGATGAGGTCCACCACCTATCTGCTCCGCTGTTTGTACACACAGCCCCTATGTTCTACGGAGAGCGCTTTGGTCTAACAGCCACAGTGAATAGAGAAGACGGCCTTGAGCCCATCTATCAGTACCACATAGGGCCTGTGTTCTTTAGAGACCTAGCTCAGGATGTTAAACCACGCATCTACATCCAAGAGAATCCAATCACGGTAGACACTCGAGATCCTGAGGTAGTAAAACGAGTATTCGATACTAGGGGAAAGATCAACATCCCCAAATTGAGAACGTACCTGGGTACACTTCAAGCCAACAATGACTTCATTGCTGAGAGATTGAATACTCCGATCAAAAAGAAACGAAAGATACTGGCTCTCAGTCACAGCGTGGAGCAGCTGAGAATACTACACACTATGTTCCCAGACTCCGGCCTATGCACAGGTAATGAGAAGCCGGTCGATAGAATCGAAACCCTACGAACCAGACAGGTAACATTCGGTACCCTTCAGCTGGTCAAGGAAGCGTTGGATGAGAAGACACTGGATACGATCTTCTTCCTAACACCCTTTGGTAGCGGCTCCATAGACATGGGCGGCAAGAACACACTACAGCAAGGCATGGGACGTATCCTTGGGTACCGTGGTGGTGGCAACCATCCAGTAGTTGTGATCATTGACCACATCTTCGTACCAAAATTCCACAAGATGTGTCGCCAACTGAAGAAGCTGATTAACGACTGGCCTGTTGATGAGGGCGGTCCCTTTGAGTACACAATCCTGAGACCCTTTGACGAACAGGAACGATACAAGAAATGAGCAACATTGCCGAAGTCAGAAAGAACCAACTAGCCGAGTTCCCATACAGCATCAAAGGCTTCTTTGCAGAGTACAGGTGGTTGAGTAACTTCCATCAGTGCCCGGTGTCGTATGAGGGAGTGATCTACCCGAGCAGCGAGAATGCTTTTCAAGCAGCTAAGACTCAATCAATAGAACTACGAAAGCCATTCAAGACGTGCTCACCAGCGGATGCAAAGTCTCTAGGCAGGCACCTAGATCTGCCCCCCAGTTGGGAACAAATGAGGGTGGTTGTAATGTATCAAGTCACAAGAAGCAAATATCACATAAACGAAGACATAAGGTCGAAGCTGCTGGCCTTAGGTAGCGCATACCTGGAGGAGACTAACTGGTGGGGAGATGACTTCTGGGGTGTGTGCAGCATGAACGGATTGAACATGCTGGGTAAGATAATCATGGCAGTGCGGACAGAAATTCAAACGGAGAAGAAATGAGCAAACTGATCATACTCGGAGACGGTAATGTATCACAGTCTTACATCGGTGAAACCGAGCTAAGTGAGTCTGAGATCATCCAGCAGATGCAGATAGGTGTGCCTATCGTTCTAGAGAACGCACGAGTGTTCTACCACCAAATCATTACACTCATGACCCCACAAGGGCCATCCAATCTGGCGAGCACTAAGATCTTTCCATTCCCACTCACAGTATACGGGCATCGTATAGCGATCAAAGCATCCACGTACGTAAGTGTAGATTCTTCAGAAGACATGAAGGGCCACGTCAAAGAGCTCATGGATGCATGCCTGGACATGGAGAAGAACATGCGTCTACAACAGTCTGGGCTTGTGACTGCTTCAGAACTTCCAAGGAGAAGCTGATCAGTAATTCATAACGCGTATGGTCTACTTCGGCACGGTGCCGAAGTAGACTACCTGCGTTAGGATAAGGAGATCAAATAGTGAACAAAGCACAAGCGCTCAAAGACCTTGAGATCAAATGGTCGGGCTGTACTGCTTGCCCACTTCACAAAGGACGCAAGCACATAGTGTTTGGAGAGGGCAATCCAAACGCCGATCTGATGCTCATCGGAGCTGGTCCTGGTAAGGATGAGGACGCAGTAGGCAGGCCATTCAGAGGAGTAGCAGGATCGATACTGAACCAGTTCTTACAGGGCGCAAAGCTCAGTAGGGATGGGGATGTATACATAACCAACATTGTCTGCTGTTATCCCCAAATCGAGAAAGAGGATGAGCGGTCAGGCAAGAAGTACATAGACTATCGTGATCCAAACAAAGAAGAACGGAATGCCTGTAGAGAACGTCTGATGGAGACGATCTATATAGTTGATCCAATGCTCATCGTAGTGTTCGGTCGTATAGCTATGCAGGCGCTCACTGGTAAGGGAAACGTAATGTCCAGCAGCCGTGGTCAGATTCAGACCATGCATATGCAGGGCAGGCAGACAGAACTACGGTATGCAGTGATGCCATTGTATGAGCCTGGTGCTTTGGCTGCCAGCTCAGATCACGTATCATCTAATGGCCCGTGGGTGCCAACCATAAACGACTTCTCCACGATCTGTAATGTAATAGACTACCTCAGGGAGAAGTACTACGGTATTGCTCCTCCCGAAGCAGAGGTGTTGATGAAGCACACGCCACCTAAGGAGCCGCCTGATGAGGAAGAAGAAGGAAGAGACGACTGAAGCTCCACCAGAGACAACGGCACAACGAAATGCCAGGAGATACAGGGATGCCAATGATGAGCTCATTGCCTTCATGAGAGACCCTGCATATCGCCCGTTGTTGGAAGAGTTCTACGAGCTGGTGAAGGTAAGGAACGATGCCCTGGATACTGCTGTACGTGATGTGAAGGCAGAGCTACAGCGATCTGAACACAGACAGTTAATCTATGAGGGCATCGGGGCTCAAAAGAAAACCGAGAGGTACTACGACACTGACTTCTTGTCAGAGCACCTACCTGTTGGTCAAGCTGACTTGATCTTGACCCGCAAAGTAACGTATGAACTGAACCAACCAATGCTCGAGCAGATGGTTCGTCAGGGAGAAGTAGATAATGAGATCGTAAGTCAGGCATACCATGAGGACAATCTGAATCCATCCTCTATGCCTGGTACACCAAAACCATTCAGTCTTCCAGCCCTTCCGCTGGACTAAGGAACACATGGCCGCAAGACAACTCATCCCAGGGATACCAGCAAGTGCCACTGTAAGTGGGAAAGCAACCCAGCGTGTAAAGACAGACGGCAATAGAATTAGACAAGAGAAAGAGATCAGAGAGACTGTAGAACTGCCCTTTGAGATAGGTGATGGTCGTGGTAATATCTCCGTCACTCGAGGGCTCAAGAATTGGTTCAGTACTAGAGATGCGGGACTGACTGTGGAGTCTACTGTAACCGTCAGTGTGGCTTGCAATCAGGACGCACTTTCAATACTGAACGCAATACACGATGCAGCGATCATAGCTGAAGAGAAGGCTAAAGAAGGAGCCGAAGATATGGGAGCCTATCTCGAGGACTTCGGTAAGAGCAGGTCATGAAAGCATGCGATGCAGAGAGCAGGATCAATGCTCTCCAAGTTACTGAGATCGAGATATCCAATTTCCCAGATCATGGGACAATCGTAAATGCTACCTACGCTCTAGTAGACTACGATGAAAAGGCTAAGAAGGTAGTCCATACGCACGGTAGGTGCACAGCAAACACTAACAATTGGTCCCCTGAAACACTGGACCTGATTCAAGAACTTATTGAGTCCATGGAGACTGACTTACTTCCAAGACACTTCGCAATTCAAACCAACCCATTGATGGAGAAACGACATGATGAGACGCGGACTACGGCTAGAGGACTCGAAGAAGATAATCAAGTTTGATACCGTTCGTCAGGAGGTAGCTGAAGAGCATGACCTGAAGAACAAAGACGTCGTGATCAAGATGTCTGATGTCAAGATCAACGACAAGCTGAATATGGATATCCCTGGTATCGGAACCTACACGATCACTAACTGGGCAAAGAGCCAGCTTGGGCAATCTTTGGGGATTCAGTGGGATAAGTGGTTCAATACTAAGTGGGTAAACCCGGCCCAGATACAAGAGGAGCTTCAGCGTAGGTTCACCAACAGTGGTGAGAGCAAGAAGCTCAGGACCAAGCGTTTCCGTACAGGAGCACCTGGTCTGAAGGAAGCCGATGGATACCTCAGAGCTGTTCTGTCCCCGACCTATGAACCCATTGATGACGAGAAGATCTTTGACCGCTGTGAGCGCAAGTTCACTCACGAGCTGTCTACTCTCGGGTTCATGAAGGGACACCTCAACAAGCATGAGCGGTGGGGTAATGACCACTGCAACTACTACATCCTGGTATCTCAGGAGCCCATCAACCTAGGTCCTATTGACCGTGGTCATCCCAATCATGAGCTTCGCCAGGTCTATGACAACGCAGAGCGGGCAGGAACACTTCCCGAAGCTGACTACGTGTACCCAGGACTTACCATGCGTAACTCCGAAGTTGGGTACACTGCTGTCATCATCGACGAGTTCAACTTCCGTTTGGTCTGCTTGAATGGCATGATCATCAGCGTAGGTGAAAGCCGTCTGCTCTACAGGCAGCATCGTCCTATCGAAGAGGCAGCACTAGACAGACAGCTCAGTGATGTGTTCAACAAGCTGGACTCGAGATGGATTGCCACCACAACTAAGCTACAACTCCTGTCCAGCATCAAGATCAACGATGCTGAGAAAGAGATTGAAGCTCAGTTGAACAAACTAGAAGCAACCAAGGTCTTCATCAAGGCATCGCAGGAAGCCTTCAAGTTGGAGCCGTTGGACAATATGTACGGGGTTCTTCAAGCGATCACCCGTGCTGCACAGAACACAGACGATGACATGGATAAGAGAGTGGATTTGGAAGAGATGGCAGGACGTCTTCTCTCCAAAACCTCGTCTCTGTCTCCTCTCATTGCTGCAGCATAACCACTACGTATTGTAGTAGGGACACAGCTGCGCCACTAGCAGTTGTGTAGGTCAAGAATTGTTTGACTTGCATGACTGCTGGGCGCAGCTTTGCTCCCCTGCGTTTTCATCAAGGAGGAACCATGCCGCCGAAGTCACCTCAGGCTGTGCTCGAAGATCGTGTGAACAGTCTGCAAAAAGAAGTCAACGCACTCAAGGACACACTAAATGTCTATGAGAACTGGAACAGTGAGATCAAGGCTATGTTCGGTAAGAAGGTGCTGATCATAACTACCAGAGGTGCATGTCGTGTCGGCAAGCTAGTCTGGTCTGATCGATACTGCGTATGTGTGACAGATGACACTAGCAAGAAGCGAGTGATCTACAACAAAGGAGGTATCGAATCTATCGAGCTGTCCTAATACAAGGAGCATCACATGGCCGCTAACAAATACTTGCAACTGATCGCCAAGATAGCCGACGTTGGCCCTACTGGTATGAGGGCAGTACTAGACGCCGGTATTCGTATCGATCATCTAGTAGACACGGATGCACGGTTGCTCTTTGACTTCATGTCCAAGTACTACCACAGTGCAAAGACCGGTGGAGACATACCTACCAGAGGGATGATCGAGACAGAGTTTCCTTCTGTGAATCTACCGCCACCAGACCGTATGAAGATGTCCTCTACCATTGAGGACTTTCAGAAGCACGATGCTAGCGCCAAGCTACAAAGGTTGGCTCTCTACATTGAGGACTGGAAGGATAGACCTGACGAAGCTGTTGCTCACATAGAACGAGAAATCAAAGAGATCGGAAAGCAAAGACGTGGTAGTACAGACATCATCATGTCTGACTCCATACTTTCCGTTCAATCACTATATGAAGAGAACAAAAACAGGGGTGTGCTGAAAGGCATACCGTATCCATGGAAGGTTCTGAATGATGAGACTCGAGGTATGCAAGATGGTGAGTACATCATCTTCTACGGTAGACCAAAGAGCCTCAAAACGTGGATAGCTCTGAACATAGGTATGTACGCCTATGATTTTGGGAGTAGGAAGATATTGATCTATACCAGAGAGATGTCTCCCGAACAGATGATGGAGAGGTGTGTCTGTATTCTCATAGGCGCACCCTATAGAGAGTGGAAGCATGGGCTCCTTCATACTCTTCCGCACCCACACGGTGGGTCCATGGAAGACCACTTCTACGCCACCATGGCTACTATGAAGCAAGATGAAGTCACCTGTAGTCTTGAAACAGGCAAGCACAAAGGCATCGTCATAACCAGTGACCGTCAAGATCGAAAGTATGGCGGTGGTATCCGTGGGCTAAGAAATAAGATCGATGACTTCAAGCCAGATCTGGTAGTAGCAGACGCTGTCTATCTCATGCGCAATGATAGAGAGAACGGTGCTAGGTCTTTGAAGTGGAACGATCAAGCAGCCATATCACAGGACCTAAAAGACCTGGCTCAGGATATCAAGCGTCCGATCATAGCTACACTGCAGGCCAATAGAGCTAGTGAGAACGAGGATAAGCAGGGCAAGTCCGCAGTGAACATGTCCTTCTCAGACTCCTACGCACAAGATACGGACCTAGCTATCGAGATCATAAAGAAGCGTGTAGATGCCTCACACAATGAACTAGCACTGGCTATCACGGCTTCGAGAGAGGCCAACATCGCAGGCTTTGCAATCCACGGTGATCCAGCAACCAACTTCTCACAGCTCTACCGAGAGGTACGCGATGACTGTGGTGTGGTGATGGGTGAGGGTGGTAAGCCTATGATGATGCCGGTAATCTTCAATGATGCCAGGGATATCAAAGAGGTGTTCTGGAAGAACTTCATGCCGAAGAACATGCCAGACTATGATGCTCACGTAGAGAAAGGGTCCAAGGGCCCAGCGATCAACATTTCACGTAAAGGTGTGTAGTGGCACTGGCAGACGTCATACAGGAGTCAGCACAGAAGTATCTACGTTTTGTGAAGCCCTCCGGTAACAACAACATCGGAGGGCCTTGCCCTTTCCACAAGGACGGGCAAGAGAAGACACCGTCTTTCTACATCAATCTGCAGAATGGTCTGTACTTCTGTCATGCCTGTGGGGAAAAGGGCACCTTTGCTCAGTTCCTAAAGGCAATGGGAGAGAGTGCTCAGAAGATAGACCTGATCATAGAACTATCTCGAGTAGCCAGAATCCAGGCCCCACCAAAGGCACTAGATCTGAAGAGCAGACACTTCCTGAAGGAGAGCCTTCTAGGTGTGTTCGACTACTGCCCCATCAAGCTGGTAGAGGATGGCTTTGATGAGGTGCTACTTCAAAAGATGGACATAGGGTTCGACAAAGAGTACGAAAGGATCACCTTTCCACTACGAGATACCTACGGCAATCTGGTTGGTATCTCTGGCCGTACAGTTACCGGTGCCTTCCCCAGGTACAAGGTTTACCGCAAGGAAGATTTAGTACGCTTCATGTCGGACGACTACCAAGATAAGAAGCGTTACGAAAACTACGAGATCAAAAACCACCACTTCATGTGGAACATGCACAACGTGTACCCAAACCTGTTCTATACAGAACTGGATACCGTCATCGTGGTGGAAGGGTACAAGGCTTGCCTATGGATGATACAGAACGGTTTTGATAACACTGTAGCCCTCCAAGGTAGTAGAATGTCAGACGTTCAAGAAGCAACACTAGCGAAGCACGATGGTTGGGTCATCTTCTTCCTAGACAATAACAAAGCAGGGAAGGATGGTACCGCAGACGCAGCACCAAGACTGATCAATAGAGGGCAACGTGTTCTCATATGCGATTACCCAGACGAATATGAGGAAGGTGCGCAGCCCGACAATCTGAAAAAAGATGAGATACAAGCCAGCTTAGATGCGGCACTTACATTCAATGAATGGAGAAACAGACATGGAATACTCACCGACAAGAAGGCTATCTACAGCCCAGAGCATGCACGGATACATCACTGGACGTAGCGCTGGATTCAGTGGAGGAGGACGCAGCAGAGGTTCTTCTCTCAACATACGTTGGGGTAGCAGGTGGCAGCCACCAAAAGGAAACGTAGCCAAGTTCAGGCTGCTTCCAGGTAACTACAAGGATATGGCTGGACAAGAGAACGACTACTTCCAGTACGTCTCTTTTTATAGCGCCAGATCTAACAAGAGCTTCATCAGCTCTGCAGAATGGGCCATGGTCAACGGTCGCCCCGAGAAGATCGGTGGCAACTGTCTAGGCTGGGACGAGTTCGAGAAGGAAACCAAAGAGGGTGTAGAACGCAATCACCGTACTGTCTCCTTACGACTGATGCACGCCTTCAATGGAATCCATCTGGACTGGTACCACATGGTCCCTGTGGAACGTGATGGTAAGCCTGTCTACTATGAGAACGGAAAGCTCAAGGGTCAGCAGATCTTGAATAGGGAACCCTGCACAGGTCGCAAGTGTGATTACTGTGCCGCCAAGCTACCAAAGGTCTTCGGTAAGAAGGTCCATTGGAGCATGGGATTCGGTCACCTACAGAATCTTGCTGGAGCTATCGACGAGATAGAGAAGGACTGTGCTTCCTGCAATGGTGTAGGAACCATCGAGAAGATAACCTGTGACTGTGAAGAGTGCGGAGCACCTGTCATCACTGTTGCAGACTTCAACATGGCTGACGAGAAGCAGTCCAATGAGTACTATCAGATCACCGGATCGCCCTTCAAGTGCAAGTGCGGTCACACAGGGTGGCTGTTGACTCAACTAGAATGCAACAACTCAGAGAAGGTATGCCAGGACCCAAAGCCCAGGTCTATCTTCGATTGCGACATCGACGTAAAACGGCAAGGTGAGAATGCTAGCTCGACTGTCCAGATCGTACGTTGGACACCGACTATCCTCTCACAAGAACTGATAGAGATGGCGAAGCCATACAACTTCGCTGAGATCTTCGCACCAGATCCGCTGGATATCCAGGCTGAAATCCTTGGGATCAAGAACCCCTACAAAGGGGCTCCCAAAGAACAAGCTCGTGAATACGGCGCTGCGAATTTCGACAAGTAGTGTGTAGTTCGTACCCCACCCTCTTCGGAGGGTGGGGTACGTTTCTTTGAAACACTCACAAGGAGGGCCGTGCTTTGGCCGGAATTCTTCAGGATCTTCCCCCCGTTGAATGGGTAGACAACCCAGAGAGCATGATGAGATTTGTACGCCACGCTCGAGATACGAGTGAATGTGCGCTAGATACTGAGACTACTGGACTAAGCCGATGGAAAGATCATGTTGTGGTCTGGTCTGCTTGTCCGTCTGAAGAGAAGCGATACTGCTTCAGTAGAGATATGCTTCCGATCTTTGATGCGGAACTGTCCCAAGATCCGAACATGACTTGGTGGCTGACTAACATGACGTTCGACTTCTGTATGCTGGCCAACTCAGGCGTACGTGCACCAGTAGGAAACGCCTACTGTACGTTGGCTATGGACTGGCTGTATGACGAGAACAGAGCAGGCTTCCACGGTCTGAAAGAGACAGCTCTGCACTACTGCGATCTGAATATGGCGAGCTTCAAAGATACCTTCGCCAAGAAGTTCAAGGATGACACCACAGAGATACGTATTCTTCGTGGGCTCAAAGAAGACTTCCGAAGCGCCATCAACTACGCCTCTCTAGATGCGTACGCCACCTTCATAGTGAAGGACAAGCTACGTGAGCTACTGGCAAATGAAGAGATGGTGAATAATCAGTCTCTCTGGGACTACTTCCAAGAGATTGAGATGCCATTCACCAGAGTCCTCTACAACCTGATACGTAGAGGCATCATGATTGATACCGGTTACCTCGAGGATTTGAAACCTCGGATGACAGATTCAATCAACCAACTAGAACGCAAGATCAACAAGATAGCTGGCAAGGAATTGAATCTACGAAGTACACCACAGCTTCGTTGGCTACTGTTTGATAAGCTAGGGCTCAAGCCCATCAAGAAGACTAAGAGTGGGGCACCATCTACAGATGAAGGTACTCTGAATCAATATGCAGATGACGGAGTAGAAGTCTGCAAACTGATCTCGCAACTCCGCAAGGTCAACAAGATCAAGAGCACCTATGTAGAGGGGTTGTCTGCCTGCGCAGATCTGGATGGGCGTGTACACCCTACCCTCACCCAGCACGTGACTGTTACTGGACGACTGAGCTCTGTAGAGCCCAACCTTCAGAACATTCCCCGCCCAGACAACGATGTCTACCACCTACGTGAAGCATTCATACCTCGACACGGATATTGCTTCGCAGTGTTTGACTACAGCCAGCTAGAGATGAGGTTACTAGCTCACGAGTCTGGCGATGAGAATATGATCGGGGTCATCAATCGTGGGTGGGACATTCACGCAGGTACTGCCTGCATGATGTACAACTACGACTATGCCGAACTAACTAAGGCCCTCAAGAAAAAGAAGAACCCACAGGCAATACTGAACGAGCTGGAAATTGCGATGTGCTTTGCACGTCAAGCTTCCAAGACCATCGGATTCGGTCTGTCCTACGGCGAGGGCCCAAAGAAACTAGCACACAGCCTTGGTATCACAGTACCAGAAGCTCAGGTTAAGATCGAAGACTACTTCCGTCCATACCCCAAAGTCCGTCAGTTCATACAGAACACCCACAGAGACATCCGTGAGTGCCACATGGTTCGTACTGTCACCGGTCGTCCACGTAGGTTCCCTACCATGGAGACACTGGGGTACATGACCAGGTGGGAGATGAACGGTATGCAAAAGGGAGAGCTGGCCAGAGCAGAACGACAAGCAGTCAACTCACGTATCCAGGGCTCTGCTGCAGATGTAGCACGTAGAGCAATGATCTTGTGTGAGTTTGACCAGCAATTAGCAAACCTAGGCGTACAGATGCTTCTTCAGATCCACGATGAGCTCATATTCGAAGTGCCTGAAGAGAGCATCAAAGAAGCACTACCAATCATCAAACACAAAATGGAACACCCATTTCCCTATGATCTATCCGTACCGCTGGATTGTGATGGCGGTAGTGGTTACTCATGGGCTGCAGCAAAGGGATAGTATGACGTACCTGCAGTTGATCGCTAAGGTATCCGAAGAAACACAATACACTAAGCGAGAGGTTCGTAGCCTACTCCGACAGATAGCACGTACGATAGGTGACTCTCTGATCGTCGGTCAAAATGTACAGTGGGATGCACTAGGTACTTTCCTGAACCTGCATGCTGCAGCCAAGAGAGTACGTAACTACAAGACTGGCGAATGGTATTGGATCGATGCCAGAAGAAGGATAAAATTCAAGCCAAGCATAGATCTGAGACTCAACGTAGCCAATTCGACTGCGCAGTTTCAAGAATCAGATGTAGTGAACCAATACCTACCCAAGGAGACAGCAGATGGAAAAGTACGCAGTGGTAATAGACCCAAAGAAGGTAGAACAAGAAAAGACGGCAGGAAAGGGGCTGCCATCCGATCCTAACTCGAACATACCCCTAGACCCAGAGAAAGGCTCCCTACCATATGAGCAAGACATCGAGAGGGAAGTACCCAAGACCTAGGGCTATGAGTGCTCTGGAGGAGCGAGACAGACTTGAATGGCAGAAACATCTATGTGCTATGTGTTTCTGCCCACTCAAAAGCTTGCCCTATCCAGACGGTAGTAAGTACTGCAAAGATCATGATCATGACACAGATAAGATACGTGGGCTTATCTGTGTGAAGTGCAACACTAAACTAGGTGTTCTGGGTGATTCTCTGAAGACAATCAAAGAGTCTGTAGATCAAGCCACAATATACTTGAAGAAGACTGAGGGACCGTGGGAGTACAAAGGTAGGGAGTACGTCACCAAGTCAGCGTTGATCTTTGCATACCTAGATGGTAACCAGGTATTTCTTGGAAACGAGATACCACCTAATCTGAAACAGGCCAGGATTGATCTAGATCTGTACCTAGTACATGGTGAGTTCGGAGCTCGCCTAGCTGACTACTGTGACATGGTTAGAAAAGACGAACACGGTCGATACAAAGTGAGCAGGGTACAGCTAAAAAAAGGCAAAAGCGGAAGGAAGTACATCTTGAATAGCAGCAATACACAGGCTGAGGTGATCAATGGCTAAGGGTAAGAAAGCAGCATCTGCACTAGAGCGAGTAGACATCTCTAAGATCCCACGCACGGATACCAATGAATTATTGGATGCTCTTCAAGCCAAACTGGGTGGAGATGGGGTGGTGCTACAGCGTGGTGAGGAGATTGAGGGTCGCTTCGATCTCCGCAGACCTAGCGGTATCATTCAGCTAGACATTGCGTGCGGCGGCGGCTTACCGGCTGGTGGTCTGTCTCAGATAGATGGTCTGGATGGCATCGGTAAGAACCTGCTACTCAACTACTATCTTGCCAAGCAGCAACGCATCTACAAGGATGCATGCAACCTAGGCATGGTCTGTCTAGAGGGCCCATTCGACAAGCTGTTTGCTAGAGCCATTGGTGTAAAGGTGGCACTGTCTGACTACGAGATAGAGGCCATAGGTAGGGAGAGGCACCTCAAAGGACAGCCAGAGCTGAAGCCTGAAGAGGTGGACGAATTCAAAGAACAGATCGGTAACTTCCACGTATTCCGTGGGGCAGCTGCCGAGAAGATCTTGGAAGGTGTTGTGGACTGGGTATCATGCAATTCGTATCAACTCATTGGTATCGATTCCTGGGATGCCATGCTGACCATTGCTGAAGACACTAAGGAACTCGAGGATAATGCCAAGGTAGCAGATGCATCCAATGTTCAGACCCGCTGGATGCGTAAGGTCTTTGGTGCTCTTTCCCCGCAGAAGCTATGCCCCTCTTGCTTCAGTAGACCACTAGGCTTCAAGCCTTTTGGTAAGGGCAACTTCGCCTACGAGTGCGGTAACAAAGACTGTGGGTGGAGGGGACAGCGTCCGTACATGTGGGAGAACGAGACTACTATCATTGGTCTCCGACAAGTACGAGCCAATATGAACAAGATGGGTATGCACGGCAGGGAGTACAAGACCACTGGCGCATATGCTCTACGACATGGAAAAATGATCGACATCCAACTACGTCGTGGTGAAAACATCCTGTTCAAGGACAAGAAGATAGGCAAAGAGATCACATGGGAACTGACCAAAGGAAAGGCAGGTACCCATGAAGGCCTCACTGGTACATACAGCTACTACTTCAATCCACCAGAGATTGATGTGGCCGCAGACCTACAGAACTATTGCAACTCCAACGACATCATCACGTATGGCGGTCCTAAGGCAGGCTTCCTACTCAAGGATGGTGAGAACGAGCCCATCAAGCTCGGTACCAAGGAAGAGCTGCAGCGTCGTATTGAAGAGGATGAGGAGCTCCAGCAACTACTTCGAATCGCTGCCATCCGACACGCAGGCCAAGGACACGTAAGGTACAAGTAATGGGTACCGAACTGGAGCTAGGTGTACGTTATGTGGGCTTTGGTCTATCCTGCAACAACTGCGGTAAGATCAGAGAGACCACTAGGTACGTTCTTAGAAATGCACAGACGGGAGACATTCTGCAAGACTTCCGTCTGTGCGACCAGTGTCAAGACAAAGGTCACGTAATCAAGTTCGTTATACAGTATGCAGACCCTGCATCAGCTAAGAGAGCAGCACGTAGAATCCACCTATCCAGATCTATGGAACGTGGCCTTGCTGCTGATGTGGGTGGTAAGGTACAGCCTGGCTCTGGCAACCAGGATGCTAAAGATGATGTTCGTGTGCATGGGGAGTGGAGATTCGAGCACAAGTACACTGACAGCATGAGGAGTTACTCTTTACATCCCAGCGATCTGGAGGCTGTTGCAAGACACGCCAACTTGATGGGAGAGAAGCCTGCTTTGGTGCTGAACTTCCGCAAGCTAGACAAACGATTCGTCACAATACCTTACGATCTCTTCCTCGAACTAATGGAGAAACTACGTGAATCAAGTTGAACTGACATCCATTCCACACAGTCTTGACTTCAACAAGACTGTGCTTCAACACATAATGGTCAAAGATCGAATAGAGTCTTTGCTTGAAGACATGAACATAGAGCCTGTTCAGATGAAGGGCGAGCTACTCATAGGAGACTCTGACAGAAGGAAGAACATCTTCCACGCATCTGAGATAGGCAGACTCACAGGCAAGACCCTAGACGGCAAGTATCCAATGGGGTGTGGTCGTGCCCTGTACTACTCGTACATAGGAGCCAAGTCAGAGAACTCCTGGGAACCAAAGCTACGTCGCATATTCGATACCGGCTCTGCTATACACCTCCAGCTCCAGCTATACCTTGCTCAGTACGCAAAGAAGCACAAGAAGACTGACAAGTTCGAAGCAGAGGTATCTATCAATCCAGAGAACAATGCAATGGCAGATCGATATGACATCTCTGCTCACATGGACGGAGCATATGAGTTCATCATACCAGCCATCCATGCTAGAGCAGGTCTAGAGATCAAGACCATCAATGATGCCGGGTTCAAAGGCACCAGTGGGCCACATGCAGAGCACCTGATACAGGGCACCGTGTACCAGGCCTGTCTAGATCTGCCTATAATGATCTTCCTGTACTACAACAAGAACGATTCCAGTATGGCTGAGTACGTACAAGTATTTGATCCGCAGAGATGGGACGCCATCACTAGGAAGTTGGACTACGTACGTGAGCATGCTTTGAGACAGGAAGAGCCAGAGCGTGAGCAAAGCTTTGCCTGTAGAAACTGCAAGTACGCTCAGATCTGCAAGCCACCGAAGCTACTAAAGGGACCGCCAGCGGCAAGCATCTTTCGAAGTAACCGACGGAAGGAGGAATAATGCTAACTACAGAGGCAGACTACACTCAAGGAGTAAACATCTACGCACAAGCCGTAGACAAAGGAGATGCTGATCTAACCACGTGGGGCTTTCCAGTAGCAGAGAGACCACGTCGTGGACAGGAGTTGTCGGATAGGCCCAGCTTACCTGAACGCATCAGCGATCTGGATATGCCGAGCCTACTAGACCTGCTAGTGTGGTACACCGCTTGGTATGATTACGCTAGTAACCTAGTACCAAATGCACGCACAACTAAGAATGCTGCTGAGTCTGCTCGAGACTTTGCATGGGCTAAAATAAGGCGTGAAAAGATCGCCGAGAAGACAGTGTCTGACAAGGATGATGCCACACGTACGGACATGCGGTACATCAGACTCAATGCAGACCTTGAAACCGCAGACTATAAGTACACCATGCTCAAGGCCATCTCTGAGGGCTTGTACAGGGACATTGAAACCATCTCCAGGGCAATCACTGGGCTAGAGCACAGGAACAACATAGATGGTCACCGGTACACTGGTGAGCGCAAAGCTAACTCTGAAGGGGTGGGTCCTTCCAGAACAGATGTTCTATCTAGGTTCCGCAGAAAGCCAGGACAGTGAGCGAACTACGAGTATGGATTGATAGGCTTCCGCCATCTTCCAACAAAATCTATATCAACATACCCCGTAAGGGTAGGTTCCTTTCTCCAGAAGCCAGAGCTTTCAAGGTCTTTGCCATGAGAGCTATCCAACAAGAAGGTAGGGTAGCTTTCCTAGGACTGAAAGCAAACGTACCATATGAGTTACGCTTGACGGTATTCTTCGATCAAGTAGAGTACCTGAAATCTGCGAAGGGAATGAGGTATAAGCGGATAGATCTTAGCAACCAAGTTAAGCTAATCGAAGACACCATTGCAGAGGCCATTGGTATCGGAGACGAGCATAACTTCAGGCTCATCCTGGAGAAGCACTGTGATCCAGACCATCCAGGTATGTACATTTCCATTCACCCCATCTCTGAAGATCGAGTGGGGCTGACAAAGGAGCAGTACGATGCCACGTGCAAACTATGACAACATGAACGTAACTGAGCTAGTAGCTCTAGGTAGGAAGGCAGGATTCCTGAGTGCCCACAGAGGTATGGGCAGGGAGATCTTGATAGGAGTCCTTGTTGGTGATATTGACCCCAACGACGTAGACTCACCAGACCCAATAGATGAAGAACGAGAGCTCATGCTCTATCTTCAAGAGACACATCCGGACGCAATACTGTGTCAGTTGAAGTGCAAGTCAGAGGATTACTTCTGTCCTCTCTGCCCTCCAGCTCGAGTAGCAGTGTGTGCAGTCATTGAGTGTAACGAGGGTCTTAGAGCTAGGAACAAGGCCGACATGCTGCGTGGTAGGCGCAGTCCATAATGCGCTCATGTACAACGTGTCAGCACATAAAAGACTGCTCAGTAGTTAGTGAAACGAAGCTAATAACAGGATACTATTGCGACTCTTGGGTACGTGCTGCCGACAATGAGATGAAAGCACGAGCTCAGATAGAACAAGAATTCGGACCTTGGGCACTCAGGTTCGAAAATCCTAAATTGCAGAGTGCCAAGCCGACAAGCAGGAGACGACATCGAAATGGCTAACACCTATACCCGTGAAGACCTCGAAGGAATGCGCCGATCTGAAATCCGTACACTGGCAGTCAGTGATGAATTCGGTATGGCTCCAAAGGAAGCAGTCAGTGCTGCATCCAAGGACCTCATTGAATTCATTCTGAGCAAGCAGGGTGGGGAAGGTAAGAAGGCAGCAAGTAAGAAGGGTGCGCTTAAGTCCGTACCAGAAGAAGTAGTAGCTCCAGAGGAAGTTGTTCCCGAGGGAGAACCAGAAGAGGCTCCTGCCGAAGCTAAGCCAGGCAAGTCTTCCAAGAAGGAAGAAAACGCTGTCACTGGCCGCATTGACAAGCTTGGTCTGGCATTGGACGATGCTGAGAAGAACATCAAGACTGACATTGCTGGTATCCAGCAGCAGGTATACGTACTAATGGCTATGGTCAAGCTCATGCTTGGAACCACCGATCTAGAGCCATCTGATGTCGATGAAGCCATCACGAAGGCAAACGATGACTTCAACGAGGGAAAATAGTTAGGGACTCTCGAGATCCCATACCTCCATCTTCTGGGGATGTACACACCTTCAACCTAGAAGACCTCGAGCTGCTGAGCTTTGATGAACTACGAGAAATGTTGGACGGATACGTTGTCTACAAATCACTAGCAGTAGTCACCAAAGAAGAAGCAATCAAAGCACTACAAGCAAACACACTATGAGAAGAGGGGAGCTACACAGCTCCCCTTTCTTTTTGCCTGCAAATACATAGGTCATACAGGTATAAGATTAGTAGAGGAGAAATTGACCATGAAACTTGTAGAAAAGGGCAAACTTTACTCGCATCGAGATTTCTCAAACGCAGAGCTGGCCAAGCATACGTTCGGTAAGAATGGGCTACCACCACTCCATGCCGTTGGCTCAGCACATCCAACCAGAAGAGCACAAGTAGTGGCAGATGCCATCATGGCACGAGCGCCATCAAGAGATCGGTATGGTATTGAACAGGTGTTGAGGCGTGGAATCAATTCGGAGGTGGACATACTTGCAGTTGAACATGAAGTGGACCAGGCTAACCTGGATGAGTAGTTGCCGGGCCCTTAGCTCAACTGGTTAGAGCAGACGGCTCATAACCGTCCGGTCCAGGGTTCGAATCCCTGAGGGCCCACGAGCGGCAGTACGTATGAAGGGCAATCTTTGGGACTACTTCTCCTGAGGCATACGTACTGCCGTGTATGTTTTGATCTGAGTAGTGGTGACGCGAGAACTTTGGCCAATAGATAAGCCATACCCTGATAGAAGGCGTGCCCACGCACGCCTTCAGTTGGGGTGGTGTAAAAGCCTCTGGTGGACATGGGTACGCCAGAAACACTTTCTATTGATCACTTGGTTGGCAAATGAAGAACCTATGATGGGCCTATTGAAGGACCCCGTCTGTACGCAGCCTCTCTTTTACAGAGGACCGAGCGATGGGTTGGTTCTTGCGACACCTCTAGTCAGATCAAAAATGGAGACAAACAGAAGGAGGAGTGTAAAAGCAAACGATCACGGAATACCAATCATACCATGGTTGGAATTGCAGCTTGTCTCTGCACCGGCAGGAGAAACGGTCA